TAAAATATTTAAAGAAGATAATGTAAATGAATCTTTAGAACACGATTCAAATTTATATGGTGATTATATTACTGAAGATATGTTAAATCTAGATAATGATGAAGATTTTAATTCTTTATTTGATGATATGATTTATTTAAATGAAACATCTAATAGAGCTAAAGAAAAGAAAGAAAATATTGAAAGAGCTAAAAAAGATATTTTAGACTCTATTAATAATAATATTAAATTCTATAAAGATCCAACAGATATTCTTTCTGAGAAGAAACAAGAACAACAAAAATCAAAAGATATGAAAGGTATTAATATTAACGGTAGTATATTTAAAAAATTACCTCCTGAAAATATTATAGTATTAGAAATTGATGATCAAATACTTGGTTATATTTATATTGAAAAGAATAATATAAATTTACAACATGATAAACAAGGTTCTAGAAATAATAACCCTAATTCATTAAGATCTGGTAATACAGGTTCTTCTATCAATACTTCTGATAGTTTAGGTTATGGTTCTAATGATGTATTTAATTCTAGATATGATTATCTTAATAGAGACCAGACACAAATTAAATCTAAATATGCTTTGATATCTCAGATTTTTATTAAAGGTATTTCAAAGAAAATTAATAAAGACTTCTTAGTAAGAAATCAGGAGTTTAAAGATTTAATATATACTTTGGTACATGAAGAATATATTACTAAAAAAGAAGTTAAAATGACGTTTATTGAACCTCAATATATACATCATCTTAAATTAAGTAGTACTGATATTTATGGTGTAAGTAAAATTAGTAAGAGTGTATTTTTCTGTAAGATTTATTTAAGTCATTTATTAACTAATTTAATGCAGAAAATTATAAGAGGTCGTGATAAACGAGCGTTCTATATAGAAACTGGTTTAGATGACGACATGGAAGGTGCAATTCAAGGATTTATTAGAGATATTAAATCTAAAGAACTTACTTCAGGTCATTTAAAGAATATTACAACTATTTTAAATAGTGTTGGTAGTTTTGAAGATTACTATATTCCTACTATTGATGGACAGAGATCAGTTGAGATTAACATATCAGTCTCCTTATTATCGAAAGATAATTTGTAAAATTTCGTGAACTGCTGGGAATTCCTTAGAGCTTTATAGGCTGAAACGGAATAAGTGATTATAGACGGTATAGCTTAAGAACTATAAAGATTGGATAATCAGCAACTAAGAATTCTTTTTTTTTTATATTATTGAAAAGGATAAGAATAAAATGAGTACTAAAAGAAAAACACATGAAGAGTTTATTAAAGAAGTTAAAGAATTAGTAAATGAAGAATATACAGCATTAGAAAAGTATAAGTCTTCTTCAATTAAAATAAAGATAAGACACAATACTTGTAATAATATTTATGAAGTAACTCCTAATAAATTTTTACAAGGTAGAAGATGTCCTTATTGTAAATCAAAAGCTATAAGTAAATCATTAATAAGAACTCAAGAAGAGTTTGAAGATATTATTAATAATAAATTTAATGGTGAATATACAGTATTAGGTAATTATATAAATAATAGTGTTAAATTAGAAATAAAACATAATAAGTGTAAGAATACTTGGATGGTTTCACCTACTAATATTTTAAATAATAGAAGTACTTGTCCTTATTGTTCTGGAAAACATAAATATACAACTAAAGAATATTATAATAAAATTAAAAATGATACTAATGGTGAATATATTTTAATTAGTGATTATATTAATAATAAAACTAAAGTTAAAATAAAACATACAGTATGTAATAATATATATGAAGTAAAACCATATCATTTTAATAATGGAACAAGATGTCCTTATTGTTCTAATCATAATACATTAGTTTTAGAAGATATTAAAGATATAATTGAAAATAATTTTAATTATACAGTTTTACCAGATACTAATTATACAGGATATAAAGACAAATGTTTACATTTAAAGCATAATTTATGTAATAATGATTTTATGATAGATTATGATCATTTTAAACAAGGAACAAGATGTCCTAAATGTAATATGTCTTCAGGTGAAGAAATAATTTATAATTATTTAAAAGAAAATAATTTAGAATTTATTAGAGAATATACTTTTGATGATTTATACGATAAAGATATTAATAAACCTTTAAGATTTGATTTTAGAGTTAACTTAAATAATGATTATATTTTAATTGAATTTGATGGAAAACAACATTTTGAAAAATGTTGGTATGATACAGATGAAGATTTAAAACATAGACAATATTTAGATGAAAAGAAAAATAACTATTGTATTAAGCATAATATTCATTTACTTAGAATATCTTATAAAGAAATAAATAATATAGATAATATATTAAAAGAAGAATTAAAGCTCAACGACTAAGTGATTATAAGTATAATCCAGTGCGAAACACCTAAGTCTTTTTATTTAAGATATGGTGAAGATATAGTCTGAACTTAAGTGTAATGCTTAAGCAGTTTTAAGAAAGGTAAATTGTTAAATGAGAAAAACACAAGAACAATTTGAAGATGAAATTAATAATAAATTTAATGGCGAATATACAGTATTAGGTAAATATATTAATAATGGAACTAAGATTAAAATAAGACATAATAAATGTAATAATATTTGGGAAGTAACGCCTACTAATATTTTAAATAATAGAAGTACTTGTCCTTATTGTTGTAAGAATCCTAGATATACTACAGAAATGTTTAAAAATAAGATTAAAGAATTAACTAATAATGAATATGAATTACAATCAGAATATATTAATACAAAAACTAATATTACTTTAATTCATAAAAAATGTGGAAATAAATTTGAATTAAAACCAAATGATTTTATTTCTAATGGACAACGTTGTCCTATATGTACAAAAGAAAAACAATATTCAGCTAAAAGAAAGACTAATGATACTTTTTTAAAAGAAGTCTTTAATTTAGTTGGTGATGAATATACTTTCTTAGAAAAGTATGTCAATAATTCTACTAAAATAAAAGTAAAACATAATAAATGTAATAATGAATATAGTGTTACACCTATTAAGTTTTTAAGTGGTAGAAGATGTCCTTATTGTAAGAAATCTTTTGGAGAATTAAAGATTAAATCATTATTAGAAGATATGAATATTAATTTTATTCAAGAATATAGATTTGATGATTGTAAATATGAAAGAACTTTACCATTTGATTTTTATTTACCAGATAAAAATATTTGTATAGAATATGATGGAGAATTTCATTATTCAGTTCAATATTATAAAGATGATTTAATTAAACAACAAAAACGTGATAATATTAAGAATGAATATTGTAAAAATCATAATATTAAATTAATTAGAATATCTTATAAAGATAAAAATAATATTGAATCTATTCTTAAAACGTATTTGAATTAACGACTCAAATAGAACATAATGTGATACTGTTCCAGGTATGGATGTAGAAATGGAAAATGAATTTACTCAAATGTTATTAAAATCAATTATCACAGGGATGAACGTACCATACAATTATATTGATTCAACTCAGGAAATTGATTTTGCTAGGTCTTTAACAATGACTAATAATCCTTTTGTAAGAGCTATTATTAATGACCAAGAAGAATTTGGTAATTTTTATAGTAAGATTATTAGAGAATTATATAAGAATGAATTCGTTAAAGAAACTGGTGGTAAAAAGAAAAGAGTTAGTAGAAAAACTAAGAATGCTTATTTAAATATAGCTATTGATAATCTAGAACTTAGATTTCCTACTCCTATTTATCTTGTATTAGGTAATATGAATGAACAAATTCAGAATGCACAACAAACTGCTGAATTTATTACTACTACATATTATCCTGACGATCCTACAGGACAATCTATTGATGCATATCAAAATGAAGTCAATAAGGCTAATTTTAGAAAAGAATTATATAAAAAGCATTTACTTCCTTCATTGGAATGGGATTCTTTTGATGAAATTTATAAAAAAGTTAGTCAAAATGCTATTGAAAATGCTATTACTGGTACAATTAATTTTGCTCCAGAAGCTAAAAAGAAGAATGAACTTGATATGTTAGAAGAAGATGAATTTTAATATAAAACCCTAAAGGCTAAAAAGCCTTTAGGGAAATTTTTTATTTTATAATTAAGTACCAGAACTACTATTTGAATTAGTACCACTAGTTGCTTTCTGTGCAGGAGCAAGTAACTCTGTACCAGAAAGGTCAATACTAATACCAGCATTTTCTTTATCCCAACCACCAGTAGCAAATGTAGCAAGGTTCTTTTCGCTAGCATCAGAATAAACACCATTATTCTGAGGATCAAAGTCTGCAACTGTAAGAATAGGATATGGCTTAGCATAGATAGTATTGTTACCAGTATTATCAGCATCACTAAGTACATTATAAGCATAGTTATCTACTTCAGGACCTAAATGTAAGTCACCAACAAAGTTAATATCAATTTCAGGTGAATCATGAGTACCCTGTGAATAGTTGAAGTGACCAAGAGGTAATGAAGTTGGCATTACTGCAGTATAATAAGCAGCAAATTCAATGTTATTCATTGTAACGTTGTTAGCATCAGGACGTGTTACGATATATAGTAATTCGCCAGTATGGTTTTTAGCACCATATGTACAACCAAATGCTCTAGGATATACAGCAATATCAGTCTCAGGATCACGAATACCAGTAATCCAGAATTGATACATATTCTTAATTGGGTTACCAGAGAATTCTTGATGCTTTAATGAGAAGTTAGTATTTGCTTTTTGAATTGATGTAGCATATTCATAAGCATTACCATTAAAAGTATGTGTATACTGAGCTGTTTGTAAATCCATATTAGCAAGACCATCAAAAGACTTAAAGTTCTTTTGTGTCATATCAGCAAAGTTTTCATATGTCTTTTCAACCCAGAATGGTAACTTAGTCCAAACAATAAATGCGTAACCTGTTACTAAAGGGTCAAAATCCAATGTTTGTGTGTTCATTTTGCCAGTAAACCAGCTACCCTGAACTCTTTTTTGGTCCATATCAAACACGTTTATATTTTTGCCAGGTATTAACATATTTAATTAACTCCTTTCATAAATTAATTTAAATGAGGAGTTAATATAAATTTAACTCCTCATATATATGTTAAATTGAAGCAGGACAATCAATATTAATTACGATTCTTTCAATTACACCAGTGAATTGAAGTGTAACGTCTACACGAACAATCTTCTGGATAATATCATAATCAGAAGCATAAACATCAGCTGTTGCAACAGTGCAAGCACCATTGTTAATCCAGTTAGTTAAATAACTATTAATTTCAGCTGCCATTGCACTTCTTGTTTCAGAAGTATTAAATTCAAATTGATATGTCTTAGCAATTTTTTCAACATTTCTCTTAACTCTTAACATTACGAGCATGTTGTTAATCTGTCCTAAAGGACCAGTTGTATAGTTTGTATTCTGAGCACCTATTCTAATAGTAGTAATATCCTTTTCAAGATAGTTTACCTTATTAGTATAGAGCTTTTCTTTCTGTTCTTCATTTGGATACCAGTCATTAGAAATAAATCCACCAACTACACCACGTCTAGAACCAGCCATAGGCATATGTCTACCATAGTTATCAATATGCTTACCAAGTAAATCGGCAAGAATATAAGTAGAAGTTAAATTAATATTCTTAGATGTATATTCATCATACCAAACCTGAGACTGAGAAATAATAGACATGAAGTAAGTAGAATTTGTAAATCCTGTCTTCCAGTCTAAGCAATCTTGGATAGTATTCTGAACCTTAGTATCTGCCCAATAGAAGAAGTCTTGTCTTTCATCTCTAGCTAATGTGATGATTGCATTCTTAACTGCATCTTCATAGTTAGCATCAAGTATATGGTCAAATTCATATAAGTCCTTATTAAGTACATCTTCGTTCCATGTACCCTTATAAGCCTTAATACGAACATCATTAATCTTATTCTTACGAAGTCTTAATGCAGCACTTGTACTATTATCATAAGTGAAGCAACCGTCAGAACCTTCAGCAAATCCTAAAGGAGCATTAATATCAGTTACAAGGTTATCATAGCAAAGTGTATTTAATGATACAAGAACCTTATCCTGTTTTTCAATATTAGACTTTACAATATTCTTATTTTCCTTTGCAATAGAGATACTATTAATAATATCTTGAGCACAATAGTATGGATACTGTAATACAGGTGATTCTTGTGCTGTAGAAGAATCTAATGGTAATGAATTTTCATTAAGTGAAACTTCTAAAGCATTATTAATTAAATTAGTAACTTCAGTCTGTGTTAAATCTTCATTATCATCGCTATTATAATATTCCCAAAGAGTATTTACAGAATATGAAGAACCATTGTATTTAATAACAGTATTAGCTACATCAATTGTACCAATTAAAGTATTAATAATTTCTGTAATATACTTTTCATTAATAAATGCAGTGATAATATTATGAACATCAGATAATTGACTTAAGCTTTCAGAAAGAATTTGATACATTGTTTCATACTTTGTTTGTGTTAAACCATCTACAGTATAGCCATTCTTAATATCATCATACATATCAATTAATGCTTGACCACCATAAATCGGTGTTCTGCTGTCACCATAATGGTTTTGTCCAGTAATATTAATTAATATCTTTTCAAGAATTGGTAATATACCTCTATAAACGGTATCATCATTAGTTTTACCATAATTACTAATATTATATGTAATACCTAATGGGTCAATTTCTGTTTCATTTGTAGCACTTTCAGAGAAATAATAAGCATAAGGTTCATCATCAGAAGCTTTATATAAAACTTCAAGATCCTGTACTTTATAAGTCTGATAAAGAATTGTATTAATAATATTTGTGATTAAATAATTCGTTTCAGTTACAATAGTATCCATTGCTGTATATAATGTATCTAATGTTTCATCACCAAGAATTACAGAAGCATTATTTCTAGCTAAATCAGTACTTAAGTCTAAGACAGTATTCTTATGAACATTTAATAATGTTAAATAAGTAGATCTTAAATCAAGATCATTATTAATTGTCTTCATTAAATACTTAAGTGAAGAATAGTTAGAGTAGTCAGTAATAGAACCTTGATTATTAACGATAGATTCAAAACCACCAACAAAAAGATTTAAGATAGTTGTTAATGAGTAATCAGAAGCTGAAATAGAAGTATACTTCTTAGCATTTGTAATATCATCAACAATAGTATCTTTACCCTTACCATCTAATTCTCTAGAAATTAATGAAGCATAACTAGCTACCTTATTATAGCACTGAGATAACTTACCATTCTTTAATTTTTCAGTAAATACTTCATCAAATACAGGTATTCCTTCAACATCTTCTTTTTTAAAATAATAATTAGAAAGAAGTTTTGTAATTGGTGTATAAATTTTTTCATCTGATAACTCAGTTATAAGTTCAAATGAAGATAAAGATATATTAGCTAATTGATATTTATTTTCTGTACCAGGAATACCAACAAAATTATTCATTATATCTTCTTGATAAATATTTATTGTATAACTCATAATTTTACTAATAAATCTTATAAAATCAGTTAAATTAAAATATTTATATTTTTTAGTAACTGTGTAATAGTTTTGTTTATCAATAAAATCTTGATAATTTTCAATAACGTTTTCGATATCACCTTCACCGTCAGCTTCACCATCTACAATTATTAAATAATTACTAAAATTACTATCACCAAATTTTTCATAAATTCTATATAATGTATCATAATATCTTTCAAATTTGTAAGTTTCATCTAATGATATAGTGGCACTGTCAACTACAGTACTACTTGTAAAATTAATTCTGTAACCACTGGCAGTAGGATCAGTTATATGATATACAGTATATCTATCCGCATAATGATCTTTAGGTAGAGTGCCAGAATTAGGAATATATAAATATTTTTTTACTAACTCTAATTGTTTTTCTTTAGTTAAATTAGTAAGCATACCTGAAGATACACTTGTTCCTTTAATTGATTGTAATTTAGATTCACCATAAATATTATAGACTTTTATATAATTACCAAATTTATTTATAGCTCCGTCAGAGTCGTAACAAGTAAAATCAACAATTGGTATATATAGATATTCATCAGAAGAATCATTACCTGTTGAACTATCATCTACATATGTTGGACAATAAACACATATTACGTTTGAATTATTAGAAGAAAAATTATATTGTGAATATTCTTTACCATTTTTATATTCAGCAATTTTTGTTGGCTGCCTTAAGCTACAAACAAGGTTTACAGCACTACCATCTACTCCAGTTAAATAAGTAATATTATTTACTATATATTTATAAATTGTTCCAAAATACGTTTCAAAATTTTCTTTATTTAAAGGAGTAACTCCTCCAATCTGTTGAGTTCCCATATAAAGATTTTTATAAGTAGTAGTAGAGGAATTGGAAGCATATATAGTATAAATTTCAGAATCATCTTTTACATAATCATAATATAGACTACACTCAAGATAATCGTTAGAAATTACAAATCCATTATTATTATAAATATCATAGTTAGCTATAAATTGAACATATTTCATAAAATTATGATAATAACTAATTAAATGAGTATCTGTAGCAGAAATATAGCCATCTTCTGTAATAGTGCTTATCATTTGTGTTGTAGAAGTATATGTTGAATCAACATTTTCGTATCCAGTATTTTTATTAGTTCCTACAAAATTGCCATCTTTGTCTTTTAATGCTTTATTAATAATTTCTTGTGTTCTTAAGTACCAAGAATGATTTTTATCATCATTTTTACCAACATATTGAGAATCAAATGTTGTATTATTATAAATATATTGATATGAATCAGAATCCTTTTCATTAGCATAAATTAAAGTATTAACTTTATCTGCTAATAAATAAGTATTAGGAGCAAAGTCACTTAAAATATTACCAATAACTAAATTTAAGTTCTGTGTAATTCTATCATTTAATAACCAGTTATAGAAACCTCTCATATAATCAGTTACATATTTCTGATTATTATAAATAACTCTACGACTATTATCAGCAATATCAACGATATCTGAAGTAGTTTCATCATTATTAGAAATATTTAAAATATAATCGCCATTTGACTGTAGAGCAATACCAGTTGTAGAATATTTTCTTAAAGCAATATGAACATCTTCATCCTTACCAGTTGCAGAACTAAAGTATGTTTCACTTTCACCAGTAGAAAGAATTCTACTCTGACCAGAAAGAATATCGATTATATAAGGATCAACTTCATCATTGATTATAGTAGCAAGCTTAATATAGTTTTCAGTATTAAACTTAATCTTAATATACTCAGAATAACTATTAACGACATTTTCAATAAACATTGACTTCTGACTATTTGGATCAATAGCATCTGGATCAAAGCTTACATAATAAGGTCCGTCAATAATATCATAAGTAGAACCACTGTATTTAATAACTTCAAAAGTATAAATACGGCTTGTCATACTAGCATCATAGGAAGAATTTAAGCGAATTCTAAAACCAAGATCGTTATAATATTCACCTCTTCCTTCAGGATATGCAATAAAGATAAAGTTATCAATATAGCCATCAGTAGTAGGATAATCAGAACGATCTTCTGATAATTCACTATCTAATAAAGCTTCTGATGTATTATTAACACCAATATAAGTAACTAAAGGTCTTAAATAAACATCATTAATTTTAGTTTCATCACCATCAGCGTTGATTACTGCTTTACCATTAGTAGAATTCTTATACTGAATGTTTAAAATTGCATGAGCATAAGAAGCATCATCAGGTAATAAACGCATAATAACAGCTGAATTACCGTTAGTTAACCACTTTTCGACATTGTAACCTGCCTGACCATACTTATCAAGGTTAGGTTCACCATACTTGAATAAATATTCAGAAAGTGTATTAACTTGTTGTAATTTATTATCTACACCATGATCAAAAACGTCTGCTACAAAAAGAACTTCTCTACTTACAGATGTATCGTAGTTATAATTCTCAGTAGTAATATAAGTTTTAATCGAAGGGTGAAGATACTTTAAAGTAATTTCACTAGCCATAATTAATCACTTCGATTGTCTTAAAATATTATAAATTATAAACTATAATACCAAGCCAAGGTATCTACGATTACTAAACTAGACAATCTTTCCTTTCCTCATTATTTTTAGCTTAATTCATTTAGTAATCAATTATATTTTTCATAATATAGTTTTATAAAAAAATGTTTAGCTCATTAAAGTATATTTAGATTTATTATATAAAAAGTAAACATCCATTTATAATTTTTATATATAAAGAGGTGATTATATAATGTTTACTATCAATAGAGACAAATTTTTTAATATATTAACAGATTTAAATAAATCATGTAAATATAATGATATAAAAGACAAATATTTTATGGAAGTACCTAAATTTAATAATCTAATGAATTATATTGATTTAAATAAATATACTTTAGATTACATGCAAAATAGATTAATAGCTATAAAAAGAAAAGATGTTCCTGCTAATTATATTAAGAATTTAATACTTTGTCCTATGTATACTAAAAATAGATTAGACCCTGAAGAATGTGAAAATATTACATTTACTTTTCCAACAGAAAAAAGAAATAGTTATTTAACAGATACTAATAAGGATGAAACTAATGAATCTTATTGTATTAAAGGTTTATTAAATCCAGGAATATTAAATGCTATTCTAGTATATATGCTAAATACTAATTTAATTTCTTATGATACTATGATTATATTTAAAATAACAGATAGTAATTCAGATGTTATTGAATATTTACAAAAGAATAGTTCACTTGATGCTTTTAATAATGAATTAATTAATATAATTAATATAAATTATACTGAAAATAAATCAGGATTTTATAATAAAGGTTTTATGGGACAAGTTTTCATAGAAGGAAATAACCCAAGTTCTGTTAATGAAATAGTTAAAAAAGCTTATGAAATTGAAAGTTTTGATTTTAAATATCATGATAATTTTGAAGTTATGCATAAATCTCTTCCAAAATTAATGGATGGTAATAGAAAATTATTAACATATTTTAATGCTAGTGTATATATTGATGATAGATTATTTATATTTAGTGATAAATCAAAAAGTATTAAATTTTCAGTTTTAGTTGAAGATAATTTCTTAGTAGAATGGAATACTATTGAAAAATTTATAAATCAGTTATATTGTATAATTAAAGGAGATGAACTATAATGTATATGGATGAAGATTATGATTATATATTTATGGAAGGTTATTATGATGCTTTATGCGAAGATATTGAAATAAAAATTAGCGGAAATAAAAATAAAGTTAAAAAAACTAAAGAAGTAATTGAAAAATATAATCAATATAAAGAAAAAAGAAAAAAGCAAGGAAAAGAAGCTTTAGATATTGATGATTGGATTGAACAACAGAAAAAAGCTAAAGATCTTAAGCATGATATGGCAAAGGCTGGAATTAAAATTGTAGGTGCTGCTGGAACAGTTGCTGCAGCAGGTGCTGTAGCTAGTGCTTTTAAGAAAAAGGGAATTGATACAAATGGTAAAAAAGTAGATATCAATGTTGCACCTAATTTAAATACTATTAACTTAGGAAAGAAAAAATAATAAAATACCATAAGAGATTTTTTATCTCTTATGGTATATTTTTTAATTATAAATTTCGCATAATGCATCATAATATCCATCAATATAAGATTCATTCACATTACCATATTTTTCACAAGCTTCTTTAGGATTATCTTTAAAATCTTTAATTACTTTTTTAGCATTATTTTTAAATTGTTTTTTAGCTTCTTCTTTAGATATTTCATTTTTAAATTTTCCATTTTCATCTTTTTCAAAACCATTAACATATCCACAATCATTAAACGCATCGTGAAGATCTTTTCCAAATTTAACAGTTTTTACAACACCAACAGTACCTGCAACAGCAGCACCACTTAATAAACCATTTTTAATCATCCAACCTTTTTTAGATAATGGTTTTTTATTTTTACTGACACATTTAGTAACGTATTTCTTATATCTTTCATCAATTTTATTTTTAGCTTTATCTTTAATTGTTATTTTTTCATTTGCTTTTTTAGATTCACATAATGCATCGTAATAACCTTCTAAATAAATATCTTCTAAATTATACATTAAAATAACCTCATTTCATTTATCCATTCATTCCAAATATACTTTTAATATTTTTCTTTCTACTATCTATTGGTTTTTTATTTCTTATATCTAATTGATTTTGTATTTCATATAATTCTGGATCTATATTGCTATTTATTATAGTTTTCATAACATCATCATTGTTATAATTAGCTATTCTTTTAAATTGTCTTTCTGTTTTATTAACTTCTTTTGGTTTTTCATCATTAACAGGAGTATCCGAAGTATTCTTAAAGAATTTATTTCTATTATTACTATATAATAGTACATAAAGACCTATTAAGTAACTCATAGTCAAGTCATCATGTTCTCCTTGCATATGATCAATTTTTCCAGTTCTAGTTCTTATTAATTTTCTTATTTCATTAAATAATTCTTGATTGTTAACTAATTCTGGTTTTGTATTAGCTATCATAAATAATATTTCCTCAGTCATAACTTTTCTTTCTTGAGTTCCTGTATTAAAACCATATTTACGAGTTTCTATACCATTACCTTTATTAGTTTTAAAAATAGAAGTCTTTTTAATCTTCTTTTGTGTGTAATCTTTATCTTCAGTAGATGTATAATAAAGATTTTTAGCTATAGGAGATTTTTGTAAATATTCAATAAAAGCAGAGTTAAAGTTTCGTTCAGGTATTATAATAGCGTTAGGAACATATTTAGTAACAAATTCTATTACTAAATTACCAAATTCTAATACTGAGATATTATTATTCTTAAATTTCATAACTTGTTTAAGAGTTATTGGATCGATTAATGAAAATGCTGAGTAGTCTCTACCTAAACCACCACCAATATCTATAGAAAGACACCAGTTTTTATACATTAGGTTATTAAATGGTTCTAATACATCTATTTTATAATTATTAATATAAATAGTTTGTAAATTTTCATTTTTAACATATTTAGACATTTCATCTAATTGTTCTTCAGTAAATATTGACATATTAGAAGCATAAGTCCACTCAATAAGAATTTCTCTTTTAACTTTAGCCATATCACCTTCGAGTGCTCTTATTTGTGCTTTAAGCCATTTTTCATCTTTTCCTAATTCTGTATGATGATATTCAATAAATGTATAACCATTTCCAGAATTTTTATCAAGATAATCTTCTATTTGTTTATCATCCCAATCATACCAACTATAATCAAATTTTGCAGCTTTTTGAATCATTTCATAACAGAATTTGCCCTCTGGAACATCGAGGTTGTTCAAATTATTCACAAAGATTCGCTAAATCTATGCAGTTCTCTTATGAACTTCTCTATATCACTATAGACGATTAAGGGATTTCACCTTAAAAGGAATTTTAATAAAATTCGTTTGGACTATATCTTCATCTCATTTTTAATGAGAGCTTTCTGTTTCCCTTTAAAAAGGTATTATAAGATTATTACTCTAAACCTTTACCCAATAGCTTGGCGGTACTCTACTTCCTTCCATATTTATATATGTGGTTTCGATAGTCTCTGAACTATTTCATTTAATTTATTAGATAAATTTTCTCGATAGTTTATCCTTATTAATTCTATATTATTATTTAAACAATATTTAGATTTAATATTATCATGTAATTTAGTTTTATTTAATTTTTCTGAACCATAAATAGGATTAAAATGCTGTTCGCCATCATACTCTATAAGAATATTATAATCTTCTAAATAAAAATCAAATGGTAAAGGTTTTTTATCTTTACAATCATTAAATTTATATTCTTTAATAAAATTAATATTATTCTCAACTAATATTTTTTCAATATATTTTTCAGGTTTAGATTCTCTTTCACACATACATTTATAACCATTCTTTTTAAAAAAATCAGTTGGCATTACTTCTATAATTTTATTACATCTTGTACATTTAATTTTTATTTTTGTTTTATTATTTTTATAATCAGACATTAAAATAAAATTATCTTTATATCTTAATTTTATTTCTTCTTTAATTTCTTCAGTGGTTTTCTTTTTAAATGTTTTAGCCATACAAAATGGACATCTACTTCCATGAATAAAATTATTTGGTGTAGTATAATATTCATTATTACATTTATTATGTCTCATTAATACTTTTTCATTAGTATTATTATATTCAGATAATAAAGTATATTCTGTATTATATAACTCAATAATTTTATTTTTAAACCATTCTGTATCTCTTTGTGGCTTTTTCTTAGAACAAAATGGACATTTTCTATTTTGAAATATATTATCAGGTGTAATATAATATTCATTATTACACTTATTATGCCTAACTAAAACCTTTTTAGAACTTTTAATATATTTAGAAAGTAAAGAATATTCATTATTAAATATTTTATTTATTTTTTCTTCTTGTTGTTTATTAAAAATTTCTTTTTCACAAATAGGGCATACACAAGATTTTCTTTCTATCATTTTCCTACCCAACATACTAAATTCATGATTTTTATTACATTTAAAAAATGTAATTTTTGTTCTATCTTCAAATTTTATAATTTTTATAGTATTTGAATATTTTTCATTAATACTATTTTGATATTTATTATATTTATCTAAAAAATTCATAAATTATCCTCCTTAAACATCTAGATTATAAATTTATGTTTAAAGATAAAATTTATTTAAAATAGCTGCTGATTGTCTTTTATAAAGAGTTTCCAGCAATTAAGAAAGTTTTTACTTATTGTCACCAATAAGTCTCCCAACATTCTAGGAGTTGTAGTTATAGTTATTCCAAAAGGCTGATGAGCTTTTGCAGCTGCATCAGATGCTTTGGTAAGAGCAGGACGTGCGCTCATGTACATAATTTTATTCATATTTAGAAATGCAAATTCGTCACACCATAGTATAGGAATGTTAAGACCCCTTCCCAGCTTCAATAGTTCTTAACATAAAATATCGGTTTTATAATTAAAAATAATTTGCATTTTATTGTTGGTAATTATAATCTTATATAAAATCTTTTAAATATTCTTCAAGAATATTTTCTATATTATTAAAATCTTTATAAGTTATTCTTAATAATTCATAATTATGATCTTTACAATAATCATTCTTAAGTTTATCTCTATTTTGTTGATCTTCTAAATCATTGTAATACCAATTCTCAAAATGTTGAATACCATCAAATTCTATTAATAGAATATCTCCATTATCATAATCTAATTTAAAATCAAACTTTAGAGGATGATTTTTAGATTTATAATAAAGATCTTTAAATGAATATTGAGTTTTATATTCAATATTATTTTTATCTAACCATTTCTTTATTTTTTCTTCACCTTTATAATTTCTACAATTAGGACATCTTTGACCGTTTAAAAAATGTGTAGGAGACATTTCAAATATATTATTACATTTGTTATGTAACATTTTAATTTTAGTGTTATAATTCTTATAGTCTTCTATAACACTATAATCAGTTCCAACTAATTCAAATACTCTTGACTTAAATTCATCAGTAGTTAATTTTTGTTTATCAATATTACATTTAGGACATTTAGTTCCTAATAAGAAATTTGATGGAGATACTAAATACTCATTATTACATTTATTATGCTTAATTTTAATCTTAGTTGAATTATTAATATATTCACCTAATACTGTATATTCATCACCATACATTTGTTTAACTTCAAATTTAAAAACATCTGTAGTTCTTTTATTATTCTTTCCACAATAAATACATTTGTTTTTCTTTTTAATAAAATTAGCAGGAGTTATTTCAAATGTATTATTACATTTATTATGCTTAATTTTAATCTTAGTTGAATTATTAATATATTCTTCTATAACAGTGTATTCATTACCAACTAGTTCAAATACTCTTAACTTAAATTCATCAGTAGTTAATTTTCTATAAGGATTACAGTAAGGACATTTTTTATATCCATTTAATATATTAATAACTGAACATTCAAATGTATTATTACATTTACTATGCTTAAATAATAATTTAGATTTATTATTAATATAATTACCACCTATCACTTCAAATTCTCCATTTTTAAAATTCTTAAATTGTTCTTGAACTTCTTCAAAACTCTTTTGTTTTTTACCATTACAATAAGGACATTTTGTAGGTTTATCTTTTAATATATTATAAGCAATTACTGTATATTCATTATTACATAATGAATGTTTCATTTTAATTATTGATCTAGTATTTTTAAATTCATTAGATAGAACTTCATATTGATCTCCAAGATTGGTATTTACAAATTCTTTAAATTCATTAATATTCATAATTATTTTACCTCACATTTTAATATATACAAATTGGTTGTTATATATTAAATTTTTTAATATCTAGACTATATCTTCAAGTTTATAAAATAAACTTGCTCTCCGTTTGGGTGATATTATTAATACCATATAAACTAATGAGGTATTTAGTTTATTCCTACTCTACTCTCTTCTTCAATTATTCTTTAAGAATAATTTATGATTTCGATAGTCGTTGAACGTTTATTCTAAGGAGTCTTAGAATACTTCGCTGCTGATTGTCTAAAACTAATAATTTTCAAACATTCACGTTTAGAATTGCTTCTTACGTTTTAGTTTATTAGTTAATAAAGAGTTCCCAGCAATTAGAAGAGTTTATTATAGTGCGAACAAGCTTTTGGAAGAGTAAAATTTTATCCGCACTCTTTTCATCTTTAGGAGATGATAAAGCTTTAATAGTATTATTATTTTCTGCTAATCTAAGCATATTAATATTGTCAGTATCATTTTTTAAATTCATATGACTTTTAAGATATGGAGGTAGCGTTTCAATAGTATCCATAATACGTTTTAAATTTTCTTGTGAGTCTTGTAATTGTTTATTACTAAATATTATAGTATAATTTTTAGCTTGATATAAATAAATCCATGAATACCAACTAACTGAACTCCAAGTTTTATAGTGCTGTCTGGGTAGGCAAAGAATAGTATCTTTATTCTTTAATTGCATATAATGTAAAGCCATATTTCCTAAATGTAATTCATATCCAACATTCTTTATAGACTATATCTTGTACTTTATTTTTATTAAAGTACCCTTGTGCTTCCATTTAAAAAGGAATTATAAGATTATTACTCTAAACCTCTACCAATTTTATCGTTGGCTGTACTCTACTTCCTTCCATATATTATTATATATGTGGTTTCGATAGTCGTTGAACCTTATTCAAATAACTAAAAAAAAAAGAGGATTATTCCTCTTTTTTAAAATTAAATTTATTTTCAAGATTTTTTAAAATAGAATTTAAATTATTTTTATTTAAATATGATATTCTTATTAAAGAGATATTATTATCTTTACAATATTGATTTTTAATATTATCTCTTAATTGTTGTTTTTCTAATTTATTTTCTTCTTCATAAAATATATTTTGATAATGAAATTCTCCATCATATTCTAATAATATAAAATTATTGTCTTCTGTAAATATTTGAAAATCAAAAACTAAAGGTAATATATTTTTACAATCTTTAAAACGAACTTGCGTTTTAAATTTTATTTTAGAATGTTTTAAATAATATTCAATTTTATCTTCTCCTATAGAATGTTTACAATTAGGGCATCTTGTACCATTTAAAAAATGACCTGGAGTTACTTCAAATTCTTTATTACATTTAGTATGTAACATTCTAATTTTATGATGACAATTAGTATATTCTTCTAAAACTTTATATTCATTTCCTACTAAACAATATACTTCTTTTTTAAATTCTTCAGTAGTTTTCTTTGGTGTTGATCTATAACAATGAGAGCATTTACATCTAAAGCTTAAAAAATTATTAGGAGTTACTTCAAATTTTTTATTACATTTTTTATGAAGCATTTTAATTTTATCATTTGTTCCTTTATATTCTCCTAATACTTTATATTCGTCACCAACTAAATCATATACTTCTTTTTTAAATTCTTCAGTAGTTTTCTTTTTTCTTTTAGAACATCTAGGACATTTTCTTCCTCCTAAAATATGATGTGGTCTAATTTCATATTCATATTCACATTTTTTACATTTAATTTTTATAGGAGTTTTACTATTAATATATTCACTTTCTACAATATACATATTTGGAAATTTATTTTCCAATTTTTCTTTAAAATCTTGTGTATTTATTTTCATAAAATTAATCTTTCCTTTCTTTTAATTTCATAAAAATAATATAAGCTTATTTATTTGAATCTTGGCTGCTGATTGTCTAAAACTAATAATTTTCAAACATTCACGCTTAGAATTACTTCTTACGTTGTAGTTTATTAGTTGATAAAGAGTTTCCAGCAATTCACAAGGTTGTTTACTAAAATATCACTATTTTAGGGTAGCAATGTTGTTTACCACCAGTTGAAGGAATTCTTACAACTTCTCTAATATAATACCAATAATTAATCATTACTTCTTTTTGTATTCTAGCTTGCATTTCTAAAGATAAATTAGGATCGTGAGGATCAACACCTTGTAATTTAGAATCATATAGTACTAACATAAATTTCCAATTCTTAATTTTTTTATCTTTTAATGTTTTAGCCATTTTAATGAAACTAGTATTTTTAGTATTATAATCATAAATCATATTATATTTACTCCTTTCTTATAAAATATAATAATAGGTTGAAATAATTATATGAAAAAAAAACTTTTTATTATAATTTTTATTTAGAAAAGAGGTAAAATATTTATGTATTACGAAGATGCTTATTTAGAAGGTTATTATGATGCCATTCTTGAAAGTGATTATGATTATGAAGAAGATGATTACGAAGATGCTTATTTAGAAGGCTATTATGATGCTTTATTAGAAATTAGCGAACCTGTGAAAGGATATAGAAAACAGTTAAGAAAAGATATGTTAAAAAGAAACAACACAAAAAAAGAATGGGAAGATCTTTTAGGTGATAAAAGAGAAGCCAAGAAAATGGCTTTAAGTGACTATCGCTCTGACAGAAATATTGCTAAACAAAATGCTAGAAGACAAATGGAAATTGATAGAATAAAGAAAGACCCTGGAGCTGAAGGTAGAAGAATATTAGGTTGGTAATTTAAAATTTTATATAATAAAATCCTTAAGAGTTTTAAACTCTTAAGGATTATTTTTAATTTTTAGGTTTACCCATTTTTTTCCATTCTTTAAATGTTACATCTTTTCTCTTCTTAGGATCTTTATTTATCCAAGCTCTATATAAATTATGATTATAAGCATTTAAACTTGAAGCAGCAGCTACTCCGACAGCAGCTACTCCGACAGCTTTACCTGCTTTTTTACCTACGTCTTTACCTACTTCTTTATAACATTGTTTAGTTAGTTCTCTTCTATATCCTTTTATATCTTTCCATTCTTCTTTTCTCTTCTTAGGGTCATTTAAATTACGACGTTTAATCCAATTTGAACGAGTTACTTGTTTACATTTATTTTTAAGTTTTTTATATTCTTTTTCATCTATTTTACCTTTGGCATATTCATCATCTATTTCTTTATCTAGATTATCTCTTTGATATTGTTCTTCTGCTCTTGATATTTTTCTATAATTTTTAGCATAACGACTAAGATGAACTTCATTTAATACATTATAATCTTCATTCATTTCTAATAATGCATCATAATAACCTTCTAAATAAGCATCTTCGTAATACATAAATATTTTACCTCTTTTCTAAATAAAAATTATAATAAAAAGTTTTTTTTTTTGAATCGTATTTAATATATTACTCATATATATATTATAATTATGAATAATATATATTATTCATATTAGTGCAGATATTAAATCCAATAAGCACTTAATAAATATTGGAGTTTGTATGTTCCCTCGAAGAAACTCTTGGTTGAAAAGATATATACCATATAAGAGATAACAGAGTAAAGGTAAATTAGTACAAATATATCTTGGAGGTCATTATGACTAAGAATATTAATGTAACAGTAACAGCAGCAATCGCAACCGTTATTAGAGAATACAATATCTCCATTAAGATCAAAAGCAGAAATGACATAATTAAGGAGACTGGAAAAATTTCAATTTGTGCTTGCACAACTTTGGAAAAAGGAAAGTGTCCAATTATTTATTTGGTGAAGGAAGATCTTAACAAAATCGATAATGACGAATTGCAATTTATCATCGGGCATGAGCTGGGACATATTATCACAGACAGTGCAGATGAAGAACTTGCTGACCGCTACGGTGAAGCCTGCTCAAAAGGAAGAAACGTTAACAAGAAGGCTATCTTCCAAAAAATTAAAAAGATTGAAGAAGGCTTGTTAAAGGCAAATCCAAATTTAAGAAGAAGCAATCGTTATGGACATCGGGAAAATGCATAAATGATTAATAAAAATAGAGATGACACGACATAATTATATATACATATATGGTCGTCTCTTTTTTTTTTGTATTTTTAATAAAAACTATACTTTATATTTTTAAATAGAGAGGTGAAACTAAGTGTCAACATTTTTTAATGATGAAATATATCCAATGATTAAAACAAATGAAACACCTGCAATTACTAAACAATTTGAAACTTATGTACATAAATATATGGATAAAAATTCTGAAGTGTTATATCACAATATTCCTAGTAAACGATTATTTTTTACTCCTTCAGATATTAAATATCCTTTTGATCTTTTTAAAATATCAGTAGATGAAATAGATAATGTAGTAGCTAAAATTAAAAAAACTAAAGAATGCTATGGTGTTATTAATCAGGTAAACTTTCCATTAAACTTTTTAATGGTAAATTTAGTTAGATATTATCATTTAGCTAACAATAAAGCAGGGTTACAAGTATCTTTAATGTATTTAACACTATATCAATATGCTGCATTACATGCAAAATATTTTCAAAAGTTCTTACCTAATGAAGATTGTATGCAATTTACATTTAATAGAGTTTCAGATAAATATTATTTTAGAAAATATCAATCAGTATTTAAAGCATTATTTGCAACAGTTATTAACGCTCATGAAACACAAAAGAAATCTTTAGAATCTAAAAATGATATGGATATTTTAAGTTATTTATTAGCGATTAGAACTAGATTAAATAACCAAATGAAATCTTTTGTTAATGAATATATGATAGATTTTAATAATAAGAAATATCTTAAATTACAACAAGATTCACAAGATGAAGAAAATTATCGTGAAACATCTAATATGTCTGCTGATTTAGTAATGGTAGTAAATAAAGCTTATAATAGATTTACTACTACTAAAGTAGATCCAGTTATTTTAAGAACAGCTTGTGGTATTTGTAAAGCAGAACAAAGTGTAATGAAATTAGCTTTAGAGAATATTAAAGATAATGAATTAGATTCAATTAGGCTATTATTATTATCAATGGTTCAATTATATATTTATAATAGTAATAATAATTCAAATGAAATTGGATCACAGAAATTTGTTACTTATATGATATCTGCTTATAGTAAGTCTAATAGTAAAAATGATATAAGCTTAAATATTAAAAAAGTATTAGATAAATTTTTAACTAAATATTGCAATAGATATTCTAATACTGAAAGAGAAGCTACTAAAGTTATATATCGTAAAGCATTATATATTTATATGGTATTATTAATTAATAAATCATATAATTCATAATTATATATAAACAGTAAAGGACGGATGATTATGGCTAGTAATATTTTTAAGTGGGGATTAATTTTATTTAATACAAAAACTAATGATATTGAATATGGTTTCGATAGAAATTTATCATTTAATTCTTTAATTAATAAACATACTTATTTATATAATAATTATAAAGAAGCTGAAGAAGTTTATAAAATTCTTAAAGAAAAATATGATGATGATTCTCTATTACTTCCTGAACACGTTCGTAATAATAAAAATATTTATAAAGTTAAAATTGCTAGATTAGAATCTGTAATTATTTATGACTTAGAAAAAGAAGAATAAATTATACCCTATAGAGTTTTAAACTCTATAGGGCTTTTTATAATTTATCTTCTTTTCTTTTTATTTGTTTTACAATATTTTTCATAATCTTTTATGACACGTTCTCTATCTCTTGGTTTAAGATGCTTATATAATTCTAAATATCTTTTACTATCTGGAATAGTATAAGTACCAGTTTTTACTTTAGCTGTAGTATTAATAACTTGTCCATTAACAACTCTTGTAGTAGGAATATCAGCATATCTATTATATTCAATAGTACTAGTAACTCTACCACCTGGAAATATACCATTCTTTCTATAAAGTAAATCATTCTTATGACCATAAGTACCATTACCACTAATAAATGGTTCTTTAAAGGTCTCTCCTCTTTCCATAGCATATTCCATAGCTTTTACTTTTATATCATCTTTATCACTAATACCTAAAGAACTAGCTATATCACCACTAATATCTCCACCACCTAAAGTTCCAAAAAATCTCATTTTAGTTGGATTATCAAAATTACCATTTTGAATTTCTAATAAAGCATCATAATATCCTTCTAAAAATAAATTTTCTTTATTATATTCATTATAAGTCATTTATTAATCACATCTTTTCTTTTTTAATTTTTAGGTTTACCCATTTTTTTCCATTCTTTAAATGTTACATCTTTTCTCTTCTTAGGATCTTTATCTTTCCAAGCTCTATATAAATTATGATTATAATCATTTAAACTTAAAGCGAGACCTATACCACCAGCAGCGCCACTTATAACTGGTGCAGCTTTATTAACAATCTTAGCAGCGTGATAAGTTTTAGCATAATTTCTTTTCATATTTTTATATTCATTTTGTAAATCTTTTTTGCTCATACCTTTTATACTTTTTCCATCATAGTGTTTAGCACTATTATAATATGTAAATTTATTTATTTGTCTTTTTTGTTTATCATATTCATCTTTATTTATTTTACCTTCTTTATACTGTCTATCAATTTTTTTTCTCATTTTTTTTTCTAGCATGTTCTTCTGATTCTCTTGTTGCTTTTCTATAATCTTTAGCATAAGAACTAAGATGAACTTCATTTAATACACTATAATCTTCATTCATTTCTAATAAAGCATCATAATAGCCTTCTAAATAAGCTTCTTCTTTAATATTTTCTAAATCTTGTTCCAATTCTTTTCTTTCTTCATATTTTTTCATTCTTCTTTTCCATGTTTTATTAGCATCATCGAGAATTCTTTTACGTTCATATTTACTACAGCAATTTCTATATTTTTTACTTCTTTTAACTTCATAGATATATTCATTATAAGTCATTTATTAACCACATCTTTCTTTTTTAATTTTTAGGTTTACCCATTTTTTTCCATTCTTTAAATGTTACATCTTTTCTCTTCTTAGGATTTTTATTTATCCAAGCTCTATATAAATTATGATTATAAGCATTTAAACTTGAAGCAACTGCTACTCCACCTGCAGCTACGCCTGCAGCTTTATAAGGAAGTTTAGCATATTCTCTTTTTAAATTTTTAGTTGCATCTCTCACATCTTTTTTACTCATACCTTCTATACTTCCATCATAGCATTTAACTGCGTTATTCATCGTAAATCTATTTCTTTTTTTAATTGAATTTTCATACTCCTTTTGACTTATGTTACCTTTTTTATATTCTTTTTTAATTTCTCTCATTGTGGCATCGGCAACTTTTTCATCTAATTTTCTTGATGCTTTTCTATAGTGTTTAGCATAACGACTAAGATGAACTTCATTTAATACATTATAATCTTCATTCATTTCTAATAATGCATCATAATAACCATCAATATAAGATTCATTTAATTCCTTTTCGACATCTTTATCATTTCTATGTTTTAATAATCTATAAATACCGTAACCAGCTGCTAATCCACCTACTGCAGCAATAGGAGCTCCCTTTGCCATATTTTTATTATATTTTTTTAGTTCTTCTTTTTTTTCTTGTTCTTTTTTTTCTTCTTTTTCTCTTTCTTTTTTCTCTTTTTCTTCTTCTCTTTGTTTTCTTAGTTTTTCTTTATACTCTTCAATTTTTTTTTTATCGTCTAAAGTTGTATTATTGTTGTTATTACTAGCTTCATCAAAATAAAAAGTATTTTCTAAAATAAAATCATGATAATTCATTTAAATACACCTCTCTAATATTATTAATTTATTTTAAGCTATAAATATTTTTCTTCTAGTAGAATTTTTATGAGAATTATTTCTCCATTTTTCTTCTATCTGTTCTTTTTTATCTTCAGCTCCTTGTAATTGGTCAATAAACATTTCTATGTTTCCATAAGGAGTTTGAATATTTTGAAATCTAGTACGCATTGTATATAATGTAGACTGGGTATCAGCTAAAGCATATTTCATAAATTCATCTTCAAGATTTACTGGAATAGTTCCAAAATGATCTGGATGAACAGTGTTAGCAATAATAATATAGCTTCTTACATTATTATAAACAGGATAGATTTCAATCATACCTGGTTCAACATATTTAAAAGTAATAGGATTTGATGTATAAGACATTAAATCAATATTTAATTGTCTAGAAATTGGATCTCCTAATAACATATCAGCTGCTACTGGATGTAATAAACCTGTAACATAATTTGCACCTAATAGACTTCCACCAATTAATCTATTAATACCAATACATTCATTTTGTGTTTTAATATAAAATCTGTTATCATAGGGTTCAACACGATTCTCAGGATCTACAACACAAGTTTCTTGATATGGAAAATACTTTGAAAAAGTTCTTAAAGTTTCATCCTTTAAGTTTTCAATAATTTCTTCATGTGATATTTCTAAATCCATAAATTTAAAACCTAATTTTTTTTCTAGACGTTGTATAATTCTAGTACTATTTAACATATTATCATCTCCTTTTATTAGTTAATAATTTTCTGTTTTTTATTTAAATTTTCAAATATACATTATATTAATGATAAAGTTAAAAATTTTAGCTTTATAAAATATTATTTAATAAAAGGAGTAAATTATTATGAAGTTCAAGTTTAGTGAATCCTATTCTGTAAACGAAGAAAAGGGAGTATGTGTTTGTGTATTAAAGTGTAAGAACATTTTTATCGCAAAGACTATTAATGAAGCTCTTAGATTTATTCTTAGAGAATCAGATAGTAAGGGCGTTAAACTTCCTCCAAACTGTTATATTCCAACTATGTTTAAGGGTACAGCAGTTTGTTATGCAGAAGACGAATTTGACAGATCTACAGGACGTAAGATTGCTAGAGAAAAAGCTTATGACCAGTTTTCTAGATGGGCAGATAAGTATGAATCCAATATTAAGTTTTTAGCTGAAGAAGTTCTTAAGAAGTTCAAAGTAGAAAAGAAGTAAATAATTTTTACTTAACACTTCTTTATAGTTTCTAAGGAAGTGACTTAATATGAAACAACAACAAAAGCAAAAACATAAAACTAAATTAAATCAAAATCCATTAACTTTTACTAAAAGATTAGTTATATTAATCTTATGGTTGTCTATAGTATGGGTAACTTGGTCTTATATATTAGCAACTATTGCAGTAATTAAGTATGGAGAGTCTAGTGTTGTAGAATCTCTTAGTGAGCGTATTGTCGAAGCATTAATAGCTACAATATTAGGTTATTTATGTAAAGCTTATTTTGAAACTAAGAATGAAGAAAAAAATCGTATTCAAGAAAAACAAATAGATTTGGATTCATCTCAAGAAGAATTACAAGATGACCCAGATCCAACAAATCGTAATTATATGGGTTAAAGAGAGTTAATCTCTTTAACCCTATTTATAATCTAGGAGGAAATTAAAATGATCAAAAAGAAGACTTTTATGGTAGTAGAAACTAAGACTTATTACGTTGAAATTGAAAAGGAAGTTGATGAAGAATTACAAGAAGAAGTTGATTGGGATGCATTAGTTGATAAACACATAGACGATGAAAAATATCATATTAATGAAGATCTTGATATTAATGTAATAGAATGTGATGATGAGGGATAATACTATGAATAATATTGAAAATCTTGGAGATGCCATTATAGAAATATTAAAAATAATAATTAAAATAGAAATAATAAAAATAATAATTGAAACAATGATACTATATTTCCCTTTCTAAATCGTAATAAACTTATGAATTAAATTTATATTATTATTATGATTAAACTGTTCGTTAACAAAAATATAGAACAGAATGAAAGGAGAGTCATTTATGACAGCATATGACGCATACGTATTAATGAGTGAGGTTACTGTTGCCTCGTTCATTGAAGCAATGGGTGCTCTTATTGGAGCAATCTTCTTTGGTGCTATTACAATGAGCATCTATGGAGGAAAAAAGAGAAACTATCGTTGCTGTGGTTTCTCAAGAATACTTGGAGGAATTACTAGATTCTTCTGGGTAATTTTTATCTTCACAATTTCTATTACTGTAATATCCACTGCAGTTCTTGCACTTGATAGTTTGAATTACGGTACAGGAATTATTGATCATATGAAAGAAATGTTTTTGAGCATTTTACATATGATCTTTTAAAAAGTTAGGCACTTCCATAATATTTTAAATATATGGGAGTGTCTTTTTTTTTTTCGTAGTTATATATAAATTTTATAATCCAACATTCAATTATTCTAATTTGAATGGAGTGTTATTTTATGTCTAATTATGTATATTCAGGTGTTGATTTATCACAACACAATGGACAAGTTGATTTTAAAAAGTTAAAAGCTGGCGGTTATGACTTTGTTATTTTAAGAGCAGGCTATGGTAGATTAACTTCTCAGAAAGACAAAATGTTTGATTCTTATTATAAAGATGCAGTTGCAGCAGGATTAGAAGTTGGTTGTTATTGGTTTAGTTATGCAACAACTATTGAAGAAGCTAAACTAGAAGCTAAAGCTTTCTTATCAGTAATTAGCGGTAAGAAGTTTTCATTCCCTTGTTATTATGATGTAGAAGATACTAAGACTTCTTTAAAGAGTAGTACAAGTAAAGCAACTGTCACAGGAATGGTTAATGCTTGGTGTAAAGCAGTAGAAGATGCAGGTTATAAAGCAGGTCTTTATACTTTTTATTCAGTTATTAATAGATTTAATATTAGTGAAATTAAATATGAAAAATGGTTAGCTAAATGGTCTTCTTCTATGGGTACTTGCTCTTCTACAGATTGGGCTATGTGGCAATATGCTGTTATGGGTTCTTCTTCTGAAAGCACAAAATCTGGAAAAGTTCCTGGATGTGAAAATTGCTCTGGTGTAGATATGGATTATTCTTATAAAGATTATCCAAAGATTATTGGCGTATCTTTCTCAGGTAAAACAACAACTACAACAACTTCTAATACATCCACATCTACTACAACAAGCACTTTAAAGTCTGTTGAAACAATTGCTAAAGAAGTAATTGATGGTAAGTGGGGTAATGGTGATGCTAGAAAGAAAGCTTTAACAGAAGCTGGATATAATTATACAGCAGTTCAAACAGCGGTAAATAAATTAGTAAGTAGCTCATCTTCTACTAAGACTACTACGGTTATTAAGACTGGAAGTAAATTAACTTTAAAGAATGTTAATTTATATGCATCTGCAACTAGTGCATCTGCAACTAAGAAATTAACTGGTACTTATTATGTTTATTCAGATTCAAAGACTAATAATAGAATTAGAATAACTAATTCAAGTTCTAATGTTGGAAAAACTCCTGCTGGTAATTATGTAACTGGTTGGGTTAAATATTCTGATATTATTTAAATAAAATCCCTATATGGTTTTTTTAAACCATATAGGGCAATTTTTAATTATTCTGATATAAAATAGTCTTATCGTATTTAGTTGCAATTGTATGTTCAATAACGCAACCACGATACTTTTCCCAATCTTTACAGAAGAAAACATAATCACAATCAGACATCTTTACAATTGACTGACCTAATAAATAAACTGCATTATTTGAACTTGTATTATATCCATCAATGAATTTAATATTTACATAAGGATTAATAGCTTTAATTAAAACTTCTGCATCATGTTGAGCTTTTTCAATATTAATTAAAATATCATTTTCATTTTTTCCATTCATAGGAAGACTGATAAAACATTTAACTTCATTTCTAATTTCTTTTTCTCTTTCATCAACTACTGCTTTTCCAATAACAGTACCTAAAATTAAACCTGAAACTAAACCAATTGCTGTTGAACTCTTCATAATAAAATTTCCTCCTTAAATACAATATCTCATATAAATAATATTATCCTTTAATGAAACCTTAATTTCAAATACAGTTGTCCATAATAAACCTCTCAATGTTTCATTAATATCACCATAAATCTTTTTTAAAGTTTCATCTTCATTAATAATAGTTAAAATAGCTAATGTTGTTTTATCTAAGATTTGTTCATTAATTTCTTTAACTATTTTATTAATCTCTATACTTTGTTCAGACTTTTTAGAAAGTCTTTTTTCATCATATATATAACCCTTTTTTCTAATTGTGAAAATAGGTGTATTTAAACTAATAAATTTTCTTTTACTTGCTGAAGTAAATTCAAAATCTTCTGAATCATCAATTAGATTCCTAATTAAATCAATAAAATTTGATAAACCAATATTCTTAAGAATATTCTTTCTCATTTTTTGAATTTGTTCTAGTTCTTGAGTATCTTCTTCAGTAAATAAATTTTCTAAATTATTTGACATAAGTTATTTCATCCTTTCTAATAAAAAGTTTTTTATTTCTTCGTTATCAACTTTTTCATCTATATTATTTTTAGTTATTCTTATATTTTTGAATTTTTCATTTGTTTTAAAAACCTCTAATATAATTAATGTATTATTATTTAGTCCATATTTCTTTTCAATATTTTCAGAAATTATTTCACTATCATTATTAAAAAATATTTTTTCTAAACTATCATAAATTGTTTTAGCACAATTATCTATATCTGGTTTTTTATTAAAAGGTATATAACCATTTAAAGCATTATATTGTTTTGATATAGACCAACTTAATAGAGGTTTAGAAGTTAATGATATATAGCTTTTTATACTATATTCTTCTCCTAAGAAACAAGGTATATTTTTTAAATCAATTTCAGTTAATATTTTTTTCCTTATAACTTCTTTATAAGTTTTCATGGGATCATAGATATTTCTAAATTTTCCTGAACGAGGTCTCATTTGTGGTTCAATTAATTGATCTATATTAATTTTATAAATATAATGATTATCATCTACTTTTTCATAATCAACTGTAATAATAGATTCTTTAATTTTATCATTTTTATTTTTTATAGTATTTTCTGCTATACCCATAATGTTACTCCTTTATTAATTTTATACAAATATGTTAGTTTTATATTTAAATATAAAACTAACTTAATATTATAAAAATTCCATATAGAAAGAAGGTTTATCCATGAATAATCAACTTAATGATTTCATAAAACCATTAAAAGGTAGAGTAGAAATTTTTGATGATAAAGGAAATAAAATTAGAGATGTTAATAACTTAATTTTAGGTTCTACTAGATTAGCTATTTTATATAATTTATTCAGAGATCCAAAGATATTAGCAACAGGAATTACAGAAGGTTATTTTAAAAAATCTACTAATGATGCTAAGAAAAATTATATTCCAACTATTTGTGGATTTATGTTTGGTTGTAATGGTGCAAATGTTTCTAATCCAAGTATACTAAGAGTACCAAGTCCTAGAGATAATTTTACATCAACTGGTTCATTAGATAATAATAGTACAAGTTTTATTCCTGTTTCATTATTATCTTTAGCTAGTACAAGTGGTGAAATGCTTAATACTTCAGGAAGCTTTCAGAATGTTGATGAATTCATTACAAACCCTGTAATTAGTTCTTCAGTTATTTCTAATCAAGAAACAAGTACTGTTAAATATTTTACGCCTGATTCATTAGAAGATGAAGGAAATTATTATTGTAAAGCAATTAATACTTCTAACTCTTCTATTAGTATAGATTCAGAAAATTATGAAATTGAATATATTATTAAATTTGAAATTGGACCTTATGATTTAATTGGTAAATCATTTAATGAAATTGGTTTAGTATTAGCTAATTGTGATTTAACAAATGGTGTAATTACTGATGTTGATACTTCAACAGTAGTATTAGCAAGTAGACTTACATTTGATGAAATTTCATTATCAAGACAACTTTTAGCTTCATTTAATATTAGATATCATATTTATATTTAATAAAATCCCTAATACCTTAAATGGTATTAGGGAAAAATTTATTTACAATTACATATTGCTTTTAAATTCTTAAATTCTACTAACTTTAATGTATTAGCAGTTTCCATAATGGTATAGTCTAAAATAGTTTCAAGCATTGCCATATCTTGAAGATTATCTGGATCAGTTAAATCTGTATTATCAATAGTTTCTTGAATGTTATTTTCAAATAAATATCTAAATAATGATTTACTAGGATCTACATATTTTTCTTCATTTATCAAAGATTCTTTAATAATTGATGCTTTCTTTTCATTCTTTAAACTATCGGCAGTTTTAAGCTTAATACATTCAATAACATATGAAGTTAGCATATTTTCGCTATTTACAGTATTTTCAATTACTCTGCCTAAATCACAGCTATTATGATTAACTAATTCTTCTTTAAGCATATAAACACCAGTCTGAAAAATATCATCAAAACCACTATTTTCTTTAATAGACATCATTCCATTTTGATTGCATAAATCATAGAATTCATTAGTATGCTCTCTAATATATTGATAGTTAGCATTCTTAATAACATCATCTACTAATAATGATTCATATACAGTATAGAAGAATAAATCTCTTGTAAGATTATCAATTTGTTCATTAATATAATTAGTCTTCTGATTTACTTCATATGTATCATTCTTTTCCATTTTATGCCTTGTTGAAATATTTGAATAAAAACTTTCTTTTAAAGCTTCATGCTTTTTATAGTCAATAATATCATCAGTTTCTCTTAAAGCATCAAATGATTCTAAAAGTTCTTGAGTTTTAGCAGATCTTTCTCTTCTCTTTTTAGCTGCTTTAGTATTATAAGTACTTAGAATTTTTTCTTCATGAAAATGTTGCATTTTCGGTACACCTCACTTTTCTTAAAAAATATAACTTTTTGTTTTAAATGTTAAAATGTATTTAATTATAATACTAAATATATATTATAATTGTGATAAGAGAGTAATGCTCCCTATAAAGACTCCTTATCTTTAATTATATTTTATGGGTGCGGAAAGGTCTATTATGGCTACTATTTATTTAACTTCAAAGGCAAAACTCAACATTCAGCTTACTGAGGGCGGTAGTCCTCTTTATGCCCGTGTCGAGGTGGAAGGACTTCCTCTCCAGCCTAGAAACAATCTTGGCGGTATCTATCCTAATTTGGAAGATATCGTAGAAGGACTTGGATTCTATGGATTCACCTTCACAGACTTTGGTACTGATGAAACCGCTGAATCGGTAGGAATTCTTTCCAATGAGAAGCTTGAAGAGATTATGAATATCGTCAAGTAACTCATGAAAAAAATACACTATCAAACTGCATTAGGGAAACCAAGTGGTTATGTGTATTTTTTTTTTAATAAAAAGCTAAAGGTTTATTAAACCTTTAGCTTTTATTTTTTTTATAATTTATAAGTAATATTAATTACATAATCATATGTAGAATATTTAAGTAAATCAAATATATCATCACTATATGTAATAGTATCTTCGTTAGTTTTAATTACTGATTTCTTTACATTTAAATATTCAGGAACATACACTCTTATTTCATCTTTTGTCATTTCATTAAAATCAAAATCATTGTCAATTAATTGATAGTCATTATTTTTAGAACTATTATTACTATCTACAATATCACTAAATATACCGTTATATTTAATATATTTAATAATTGGGAAATTATTTTGTAATGAAACTATTAAATTGGATATAGGCAATATTAATTCATCGTTTGTTTGTTCTACAAAGTCTGAAATATATTTTTTAATTTCTTCATCCTTTTCACTAGTAATACTTTCATTAACATATATTGTAAAATCTAATATAATATCAGTTCTTCCTAAATAATTGTACTTAGTATAAGAGTTTGTAGTTATAACTGTATTTTTATAAGGATTATAATCATCTGCTTCTATATCAACTTCTTCATTAGTTTCAGAATCTAAATAAGTAGTTTTAGTTATAGCTTCTTTATTAAAATAGAAGTATCTTGAAGGTCCATAAGTATTATAAAACTTCATATCACAGTTTGTATTATTTTCTAATCTAGGTAATAAACTATCAACGATATCTATAAATTTATTTAAAATATCATAAATCATTTCTGGTCTAGCCATATAATATCTTAATGAAATTAATGGAACTAACTCTAAATCGTAGGTATCATTATCTTCATCATAAGTTACTATTGAACTCATAAGACTAGACATATTTTGATACATCTTTACAGTATTTGAATTATTAATTACTGTAGCTAAAACATAGTTACTAATTTCATCTCTACTATTGGCAGAACCATCTACATCATCATCTGTTCTAGATAATACAATTGAATTAACCAATAATTCATCAGTACTTACAGCAATTGTCTTATTACCAGTTTCAGATGTAATACTTCTATATACATTATAGAACATAACTGCTACTCTATCCATACTATCTACATTTGATAATATACTATAGCCTAATTGACCTAACATATTTACAGCTTCTTTATCTCTTCTATAAATAACAGGGCTTTCTGAATCAGGATCATTATTAGAATAGTCTGTAGAAATTAATTTTACATAGCTTTCACTATTTTCATCAACATTTTCACTTTCAGTAATTTTAATAATACTTTGAATTTCAAATGTAATATACTTATAACCATCTTTATCAAATGTTTTAGTAATTTTAATATTATCATTAGTGTTTCCAAAATTAGCTTGTGCTTCGTCATAATATAATTTATGACCAATTTCCACATAATAGGTATCATCTGTTGTAGAAAATACAAAATTAGGAATAACTATTTTAACATAACCATTTAATAATAAATGATTAGTGTCTGCATCTTTATTAGTAACAGGATAGGAATCTTTAATAGTAATTGATAATTTACCATCTTTAAGACTATGTTCATTACTAAAATAAGAAATAACACCCATTGAATTTAAATAATCTTCATTACTAGACCAATCAAATTCTTTATCTTCATAGAATTGATAATTGTTTCCTGATGTACCGCTTGAATTAGAATTATCTAAAGCGACTGGTAAGAATAGAACTGAATCAACACTTCTATAACCCTTCCAAGGATCATTATCAGTAGTACTATAATATTCTGATTGATTTGTTAATTCACTACATTCACTAAATTCCATAGGAGAAGTATCTGAAATAATTTCAACAGGATCTTCAATAGTCTGAATAAAACCAACTGGGAAAGGATAATACCAATCTGCTTTTTCATCTTTAGTTTGTGTAGCTGCTAAGTTTTGATCGTATAATAATATACCTATTTGGAAACAAATATCTTCTTCAATAGGAACTGATTTATATAATTGACTTCTATAATTATCGCTTGATGAAGAATTCTTATATAAGCAATTATACATATTAAGCATTCCACTATTAAATGTATAATCAGTAGCTAATTCTGCTTCATAAGTATAACTATAAGAAACTACACCAGATGTATTTGTTTCAACATCTTTTAATTTAAAGAAGAAATGACCAAATGTTTTAGAATCTTTTGCATCAGTCATAATACATTTAATAACTACTTTATTCTTTAAATCACTATAACTTAAATTAGTATTTAAATTAAATGATAATTTATATACATTAGAATCTAGTGTATATTTATTTGTAGCTGTAGGACTAATATCTTTAGATATTGAAAGAGTACTTATACTAAATGATGCACCTACTTTACTATTTAAATATTTATAGTCTAATGAAACGCTATTGTTAATATCCATATTATAATAAGTAGCTTTTAAGAATGGTTCAGTTTCAATAGAAATCATAAATGGAATAGTATATACTAATTCATCACTATCCACTTCAAAGAATTGCATTATATCATATATACTAGTTAAATTATCAAGAGCTATTTCATAAGAAGCTTTCTTTTGATCAATAATATTTTGGAAATAATTATTGTCTAAAATATATTTGATATAATCTTGTGAATATCTTATATTATTAGTTTTATCAAAATAATTTTCAAAATTATCTACAACTAAGTCACTATCTGTTTTTAAAGCATTATAATTAGGAACATCTCTTACATAGTTACATTTAACTATAGAATGTTCTTTAATAGCTAATTTAGTTTTTTTAGTTTCACCATTAGATGTTGAAGTTGTATCTCCTACAGAAAGTAAATCGTCTGCTTTAATAATTAAATGAGGAGCTGTATTAGTAGGTAAAACACGTTCATTTTCATCTCTTAATAATAAGAAATTACAATAAATTCTTTTAATTACATCATCCTGCTTTTTTAAGAATTGAATTGTACTACCATTTATATTTAAAGATTCATTAACAGAATCAAAGAATTTTAATAAATCATTATCAGTAATAATATTATTTCTAGTAGTAAGTCTTTCTAGAATTTTAGTTTTTTGTCCATAGGTATCTAATCTATCTTTACCGCCAGAAGCACCATCACTGATAGTTTCACAAGTGAAGTCTAAATAACTATATGTAGAGTTATTAGTAAACTTCATAGTTACTCCACCTGAATAATCAAAATTAGCAGAAGCACCTAAAGTAGTATAAGTTCTAAAATAAATAGTAGAACCAGATGTTGGCACAAATCCATTAATACTATCTGAAGAAAATGATATTTGAAGAGTATTATCGTTTAAATAAGTATAATAAGCATAATATTCTTCTTCAGTAGGAGTATAAATATTATTAAAATAAAGATTTAAATTAGTCATTACTCCATTAAATTCGTATCTAGCATCAAAGAATGCTAATTGATTATCAAATGTAAATGTATGATATAAACTACTAGGATTACTTTCTGAAGTTGTAATAGTTACTTCATTAGTGGTCTTTTCAAATTGATATACTTGGAATCCAATATATACATAATCTACACTATCTACATTTTCTTTCCAAACTTTTAAATAAGGTAAAGTACCTTCTTCTTCGGCAGGCGGAAAGCTTTCTGAAGTTGTATCATAATTTACAGTATAACTATATGAATAATCATCATCAGATGAACCACTAATTTGTTGTATAGTTAATATAATTGGATAAGGTAAACTAAAATTATAATTACTTATAGTAAATAAAGTATTATCTCTAGTGAATGTTAGAGTATATACTTTTAAAGTATTTGAATCAGCATTAGTAACAGTATCTAATGATACTTCTTTTAGCATAGAGCTACTAGTTAAGCTACTTTCGCTAATAGACATTTTAAGATACATTGTAGAAGGTGTAGCAGTATCAATTGGTACATTATAAATTTTTGCAAAATTATAAACACTTTCTGGTAATATAGCTGTATTTAAAAAATGTTCATCGTATAAGAAATTTTTATGATATACAGCATTTTTAATTTCATTAGAAGCTAATTCATTAAAATAACCAAAAAATGAAGATTTTAAAGTACTGATATAAGGATTTCCTGAATTATCAATACCAAAATACTTTTGAATTAAATCAGACCAGTTATCAAATACATTATAAGATGTTGAATTAATCTTAATTAAAGACTTTTCAACTGTATCTACAGATGGATCTGAATAATCTGTAGTAGGTATATTATTTGTAATATCAATAGCCATCTTCTATATTTCCCTCCTTATTATAAGAATCCACCGAAATATTTTAAGAATGTTTCGGTTGCTGCTGATGCTTGCTCATAAACAGATTGCTTTGTTTGATTTATATATTCATTTAATGTAGCAGGCATTGAAGTTCCAGTAGTCGCTGCAGTTTCTAATAATTTTTGAAAATTTGCTGTTCTTACTGCTGTTTTATATTCAGAACTATTAGAATATTCTGATCTAGATAAAATCTTTTCAGATTTCTGTTCAACAGTAGTTTCATAAGTTTCTAACTCTTTTTTATATTCATCTTCAGTTAATTCTCCATTATCATATAATTGCTTTAATGCTTCTTTTTTAGCATTAACTGTATCATCATCTATTTCTAAAGCTTTTTTAGTTTTTTCTACATAATCATTATAAACACTTGCGTTACTAGATGTTATAACACCCATTTTTAATTCAGACATAGTTTCAACTGCATTTGATAAAATATTTTGTCTTAGTTGATCCCAACTTGATGTTGAATAATTTGAATTAGTTGCTGCTGTTTTAGAATCACCTGTTGATCCTGATTCATTTGCATTATTACTAAAACACATTACTAAAGTACGTTTAGTAGAATTTTCTGCACTATTAAATGCTGTTTTACTATTAGTAGTATCATAACTTCCTTCACTAGATGTTTTTATTTCTACATGGTCATAATTCTTTTCAAACATAAAATCTCTTCCATCATTACTAAATGTATAACTATTAGATGAAGAAGAATTAGATGAAGTGCTACTTGAAGAAATAACTGTTGTATCTTCATTAGGATCATATACATTAAAAGTAGAATAACCATAATTACTTTGTAAAGAGCTTAATGAAGCTGTTGCAGTATCTGAAGAACCATCACTAGATTCTTTTTTAGTATAATTAAATATATTTGCAGTAGAATTAGATACTGCATTAAAATCATATATAATTTGAGGATTTAATTCTTCTTTATATTGATATGCAAATGTAATTGTTGTTTCAATAGCATTTCTTGAAGTAATATCACTCAATACTAAACTTGATAAAGGAACATTAGTTGGATATATTCCAGTATATTTAGTAAAATATAAAACAGTTCTCATATCAAAGTCTAATAAAAAGAAATAAAGAGAAGATGTAAAATCTAATATACGATTATCTCTAGTTGTTTGTGTTGGTTCATGTAAACCATATCTAACTACTTCTATATAAGTCATCCATGCATAAAATATTTTAGTAATATCTAAATTTTTAGTTTCTGCAAAGTTAACTGTTAAAGAACTTTCAGCAGTAAAATTATCGATAGTTGATGCAGGTAATATTTGTTTCCAACCATAATAGTTTTCATAATCTTCAATAGTTTTCATACCAAAGTCTTTTAATGTAATACCTTTAAATCTATTAGTACATAATTTAATAAAAGGAGATGTAGAGCCTCCTCCTGAATATTGTAGCTGTTTTAATATATATGAATCGGTACTATTTAAATAAGAAAATAATTGATTAGAGTCTAATAATGTTTCACAACAATCACCATTTTCATAAATATTCATAGAAGGTGTTGTTAAAAAAACTATTGGTAAACCACCCATAAATGGTTCAGTGTTTTCTCTTAGTCTATATGGATTAAAATTATTATATATATTAACTTCACCATATTTATTACTTACTATACTTGCAGCATTCACTTTAAATCACTTCCTTTATATAAAATTTATATTAGTTTGTTGTATATAGTAAAATTTAATAAATATATATTATTTACATGGAAAAGGAGTTAGACTGCATCCACGTATCTCTATAAAAAACTTAATATTGTAGGCTAAACAACGGTCGTGTCTACATGCTCTTTCCTAATATTAAATTTTAGGAGGAGATTATTATGGTTTTTAAAAATAATAATAAAAACTTTAAATCTACAAATAATAATAACAAGGTTATTGAAGATAAATTTCCATTCCCAGAATGGTGTAATTTATTTCCGAGCAAAAACAATTTTAACAAACATCAAAGTAAAAATATCGGAGATGCAATAGCTTGTTTAATATCATTAATTTTGGACCATTAAAAAATTAGTGATAAAAGCCTAATTATCTTTTCTAAAGAGTTACGTGGAGGGCAATATTTACTTTTGAATATTGCCCTTTTTTTTAACAACTTTTTATATTTTTATTAGAAAGGAATGATAATTTATGGCAAGTTTTAACGACTTTATTCAAAGAGCTGCAGGACGTGCAAATAGAAGAGTAAGTGCTGGTAAGACTATTGATATTTATAATGGAAATTCTATTAAAAAAATGACCAAAGATATGATATTACAATTTCCTATTTTAGTATCACAGAATATTTCTCAAGATACAGTTGCAACTTTAGCTGCAGGATTTGAAGTTGAAAATACAATCATGTTAAGATTATTGTTACAGAATGATTTTGGTACTCTAACAAATGGTTCTGGCGATTTAATTTCATCTTTAAGAAAAATTCATACAAATATAGAAGGAAATCCAACATTTTTGGAAAGTTTAAAAGAGTCTAATAAATCTCTTTCAATTCCACTTGAGGAAAAGTTTTGTATGTGGTCTTTAAACGAAAGTACTTTACCTAAATACTTAAATGAAGATAGTCATTCAGAAGTAGATAACGATGCTAGAAATAATAGAAATATTGATTTAGGTCCTTTAAGTGTTAAAGATAATTTACATAGACAAAATAAAACAACTACTGATGTGAAATTTATAGATAATGCTCCATTTAATCCAGATATGTTTAAAAAGGTAAATGATTTACAACCAACTTTCGTTAAAATAAAGATTTCAGTTTCAAATTCAACAACGACCGAAAGAGAAGGTGGTTTTGGAGTTAAACTTGGTAAATTTGGTATGAGTAAAGAAGGTAGTCCTTTAAGTGTTGGTAGCGATTTAAATGTAGGATATGGTAATACGAAAAATATATCAAGAACTTCTTTAGATGAAAAAGAAATTATTTTTGGTGTAAAGTGTATGGCACATCCATTAAAATCTGAAGATATTATATTTAATATTGGTAATGAATTTAAAAATTCTACTTTATTTAAGTTTGTTAAATGGACCACTGGTGAGTATGGATTCTTTAAGGGACTTGGAGAAATAGTATTTGACTTTACTAATATGAAAAATACTGGTATTCAAGCTGCTAAAACTTCTAACTATTGGTGGTATAAACTTAGAAAAATGAAGAATGAAAATAAACAAATTTTCCATTCTTCAACAAGTAATAAAAATGCTCCTATTAAGACATCTACATTAGTTATAACTAAAGATGAAGTTGATTATATTGCGACAACTTATAGAATTGATTTATCAATGCCTAAATTTGCACAAAAATTAATGAATTCTCTTTATTTATTAAATTTTGCATATATTGATGAATCTACAGAAACAGTTTATCTTTATGATGAACCATCTGCTAGTTATACTGTTAAAAAGTTTAATGATTTTAAGAAACAAAAGAAAGCAACACCAATTAATATTGATGATATTAAATCATTATTCGGTAGATAATAAAAGAAAGGAGAGTTTAAAATGGCATATATTAATAATATAAATCCAGATAGATTTTGTATTGATTATATTTTAACTGAAAATTTTTATGATAAAGATTCTGTATTAATTTCTTCTAATTTTTTAGCAAGTCTTAATGAAGAACAAAAAATGAATTTAGCAGATATGATGGGAACAAGTGCAGTTAAAAATTCTGAAAAGAAAATTGAAAAGCTTACTAGAAAAGGTGCTTTTTTTGATTTACCTAAAACCAAAGGTGATTTTAAAAAATCTAAAGCTTATCCTATTACAAAACAATGTATTTCTATGCTTAAACCTATAATGGATAAAGCAAAGGGTAAAAATACAGTAGAAGCTGTTACTGCTTTTCAAGCTTGTGATGCAGCAGTTTCTAATCTCGAAAAAAATATAAAGTATTTTGAAAGAGCTTTTAGTACAAATGACTCTGCTAATATTTTATGTTATTTAACTATTGCAGCAGCAGTTGTTGAATTTACATCAATTATTTTAATTAATTCTACTTCAATTACTGAAGAAAATATTTTAATTTATAGAGATCCTCCTAAGAATAGCTTAATGAAAAATATTCTTTACAAGAATATTAATAAATTTAATGATATTTGTAGAAATAATAAATTAAAATTAAATGAAGAATTAGAAGCTAAAGTTGAAGAGTATAATATGATTCATCACGAAGCAATCGGAGAAATTGCTACAATTGCTGGTGGTGTTGGTACAAAATTAGCAGGTATGGGTGCTGCTGTTAGTGCTGGATTAGCTGCTCATCCTGTATTAGCTGCAGGTGTTGGTGTTGGTTTAATTGCTAGTAGTATATTAGCTCTTGTTTATTTAACTAGAACTCTTATTTGCTATTTCTATTTTAAGAAAATTCAACTTTCTGAAAGCTTAAAATATGTTAGTGGTATGGTTGAAGCTAATGGTTTAGCTGTTAGTAATGGCAGTCCTAAAGATAAGAAAGTTGGAACTAAACAATCTAATTTAGCTGTAAAATTAAAGAAGCTTGGTGAAGCCCTCGATAATGATAATAAACAAGCTCAACATAATACTGTTGCAACATTAAAGAAAGAAGATGCACAAACATCTAGAACTATTGAAGATAAACTTAGTCCTGATAATAGACAGGAAGTTACACCTAGATCTGATATTGATAACCTTGGCGATAGTTTATTTATATAAATTAAAAACCCTTAAGGATTTATTCCTTAAGGGTTTATTTTATCTAAAATTTACTATAGGATATTGATAATAATAATATTTATTATAATCAACATCTGTAATATTTAATTCTTCTAAAATGGTATTAATTAATAATAAATTAACTGGTTTACTACCAAATATCATTCTTTTTAAATAAAAGTCATCTTCATCATTATTACAATTGAAAA